AAACTAACGATTCTTTCTTGGCACGTTGCAGGCTGTTATACCTAGCAATCTTCTTGAACAATTCATTCCTCTTGTCAGGATCTGTTTCTATTTGGTAGTCACTTTCTGCTGCTAACATTATATTCTTGTATGTACTACGTTGAGTATACATGTCCTCTAGCATCTTTGGTAAGAAACCTTGGTGACTAGTCTTAAAGAATTGTCCATTAGGAGCAAATGTAACACCCTCTAGTTTGGATGTATCAATTTCTTTGTGTAACAAACTCTCAATACTACATAGTGCTGATATGTCGCGCATGTCATCTGTGTAATCACATTCATCAATCAACATTTCTGGTGATACATTGTACTGGATCATGATATGTGGATATAGCGAGTTTAAATCGAAACTCGCCACCCAATTGTGTTTACCAACCTGTGGCTCCTTTACGTAAGCACCGACAAAATGTTCTTTTTCGTGGTGTTCATTCTGTGGCACGATAATATTCCTTTCTAATAGATAAGAATACGTCATAGAATCCCACATACATGTTTGTTTAAACACATCTTCAAGATTGGTTTTGGTATCATATGCTAGAGTAAGTGCTAACTCTAAAAGCTTTAGCTTGTCCTCCATCATCATGATTAGCTTAACGTCTTGTACGTTATATTCAATGTACTTTTGAAAGTTTAGCGTATACAACTGATGCAAGTTCTCATATTCTTCGTATGACAATTTACTCTCGCCGAGTTCAACATTAGCTATGTTGTCTAATCTATACGATTCTTGAGACTTGCCACCCGGAGCATACCATTTATACAATTCAAGATAATCTAATGATGCAACCCCCATAATTTCATAAGTGTTCTGAGATTTACCATGCATACCTTTGACTTCTCGTTCGAGTACATTACCCCACGGAGACAGTTTTCTGGTTAATGGTTCACCAAGAATTTTCACAAACCTATTAACAATGTATGGAACATCGAAGAACTTGGTGTTCCAGCCTGTAAGTATGTCTGGACACTTAATCATCCACACATCGAGAAATCTCTTACATAATGAATACTCGTCCGCACATTTGATATAGATTTCTTCGCCTTGAGTGACATAATCACCGCAACCAAACACATATGTTTCATCACCAACGTAACTTATAGTGATAGCTGTTATAGGTGAATCTGCTCTATCTGGGTGAGGGAATCCATCATCAGACATAACCTCGATATCAATTATGCCAATTAGGACATTTTCTTTGTCGTATTCGATAATGCCTTTGTGTTGATCAGCAATAAAAGCATACTCATAGCGAGTATTGCCGTATATTGGTGATGCATTAGATACACCATCAAATTGCTTCACATAATCTTTAGCATCTTTCATACTATCGAATTTCTTCTGTTCTAGAAAATTACCTTGCAGGTTCTTGAACGGTGTTGGTTTTTTCGATTCTATGTATAATGATGGTTCATAGTCAATCTTCATCTTGATTCTTTTACCGTCTTTAACTCCTCGATAAAGAATGCTATTACCCCATACTTTAACATTCGTATAGAAATCTTGTGACACATTGACTGAATTACTCATGGATTTCCTAATTTTGATTTGTAAAATGATATTATACGTATATATTGTCGCCGTGTCAACTTAATATAATTTTACTTTCTGGCACAACCAGACCAGAACCAAAGATTTTCTCATAGTTTTTGATAAAATCTGTCGCTGGTAGATATGAATACACTATATGAATAGTTTCAAATCCAACTTCCAGATCTGTCTGTGGTTCTGAATGAATTGGGAATGGTGAGAATCCAATATTAGTACCGCCATCTTTACCTCTAACGACAGCGATACCAACGGGATTTTTCAATCTCATGCCCTCAGAATCATTAGCGACTATCTCACCAAGAACATCTTCACCAGTGATTAACTTTAATGCTACTACTTTCATAATTTTCTCTCAATGTTATGTTCAATTCTCCACTTACCATCAATAATAGTGATAAGTTGACGTTTACCGTTCTTGTGGATAATACAATGTGTATGTAACCAACTAGACGGACCTTTTGTATAGTCCATTTTCTTTAACGAAGATGTACCAACACACCAAGCACCACCAACAATTGCGGGTGTATGTGAATGTCCAATGATACATTTCTCGCCAATTTTAGACAAGTTCTGTACTGAACCTCTGGACCCATTAGGACCAGCATCGCCATGCATCGATAATGTAATACCATGTAGAGCAAACCCAGGAGAAATAAATTGTACACTATCCCATGCGTCGATAGGAGACAACATTGGTTTGTGTACATTTTCTAGGTAAATTTCAAGTGCTGATCTACCTAAACCACTCCTAATATCAGTCAGTTTCAAATACATTAGCTGATGATAAATTTCAGCATTAACGTAATCAAATTTAGGGTCACTAATGTTCAACCATTTATCTATATGATCATCGTGATTAGAACCAACTATAAGTGTTTGCGCAAAGCTAGGCGTGGTGTCGAACACATGATCCAATGATATTTTCAATTCTTCTCTCAATGATCCGTTCTGTGTCACCTGGTGTTTCTTCCACCTAGTAAAGAAATCATTCATGTGGTGATGTGAAATACTATAACTGTCTATAATATCTCCGCGAATGATATATTTCGGTTTTAATCGATCCACGATACCACCAACGCCATATGTAGATTCAACGACTTCTTTATCAGCAAATATTACATGCTCGTCACCGGTATATATAGCATCAATTTCCGAAAAGTCAACAAATCCAGTAGAATCCCACTGTTCATCTAAATCATGGAATGTTCCAGATTTATCAGACAACAATTGTCTAATGAAGAATATATCATTATCTTTATCGAGATCAATAACGACAGCACCAAAGCAATGATGAAATTGTGCACGATGCCCAGCTTTGCTCGCGCTATAGTTGTTCTTTAATGATATACTACCGGTAGAGTGTAATATAATACTATCACGCCACGAATTAACAGCAATAGATTTCATTTGAACTACTGGGTGACCGACAATAGTGGTCATGCCTTCACAGATACCATCGATGCCAGTTAGAGGATTAGTAGCAGTAGCTTGTATGTTACAATCACCAATGATCTTAAACTTATCTTTGTATTTTACGTTTTCGGATAGAATGTGTGGGACTGCCTCTTGTGGCCACACCATATCATCACCATCCATAGATGGGTTTCTATATCTGTTTCCAATAATGAACAATTTGTAGTTCTTTTTGTCGCAATATTTCTCCAAACCAGACAAGAACTCGCCAAAAACTTCTGTATTATTCAAGCACGAAGTGATGACAATACCATTGTAATCACCATACACATCTTCAAATTGAATAGAGCCATTACCAATAACAGGATCGGGCAATCGTTGCCTAATAGTTGGTGATGGTGGGTCATAGAAATTCACCGAACAATCCTTACATTTGTGTCGTTGTCTCAACACACCATTAGAGATTTCGGTGCCCTTTTTTATGAAATTAGTAGAGTTACAATTAGGACAATTATTCATAGTATACCTATTCAATTGAGTGAAAGTGATATTATAACACACGAAGTGGTTTGTGTCAAATTGTAGACACAAAAAAGCCACTATTCATAGTGGCTTTAGTGGATATTCGGTTTTAGTCTTTGTTTCGTGCTAACTGAGGTGCTGCTTGTTTTTGCAACGAATCGATGATTGTACGACTTAATTTGTGTGGGACTTCATCGAGCGCAGCTAGGATGATGTTTGATTGTTGGATGGTTAATACGAATGTTAATTCTGGAGCAACTTCGGTCTCTTCTGGTGCATCAAATACTTCTTTCTCTTGTGTCATTTTACTTTCCTATATTAATATTAAATTTACAGTTTTTCAACTCATTATATTTGATTAATTTTCGTCTTAATCTTGACGTTTACAGATTTTCGGTGCGTCGATTGGCATTTCCTTAAAAACGCAATACCTTCACCATTTCTATATATATGTTTAAAATATACAGATTTTACTCCTGACTGGTGTATCAGCTATATCCATATACATGTCATTATATCTTTCAATTTTATTCATGGATTATATGTTGATATTAGTTGTTTTAGAAAATCTTTATCTGGTTGTGAACACAACTTTGGTACAATTTGATTAATAACATCTAACGGCAAATCCCACCATTTTAATTGTAATAGCATGTCAATAATTTCATCACTAAATCGTTGCTTTATAACCTTTGATGGATTTCCACCAACAATACTATATGCAGGTACATCCTTTACAACATGTGTATTTGCTGCAATAATAGCACCATCACCGATACATATACCCGACATAATTGTAACATTCATACCTGCCCAAACATCATTTCCAATAACAACACTTCCTTTCGATGCAGGATGGCCATCAATACCTAGACCAGACAATTCATTTTGATAAATGTGACCAAATGGGAAGGTTGATATCCAATCGGTTCGGTGGTCTCCCCCCAAAAATATAGTCATATTTCTAGCTATAGAGCAAAAAGAACCTATATGTAAATTAGATCCTTCATGCGGGAAATGGGTAATAATATTTTCAACTCCATAAGTAAAACGGCCAACTGTCATTTGACTTACGCCACGCATACTAGTTTGTGTCATGTTATTTGACATAATATAATATAATTTAGTTTTACCTTTTTTTGGGACCTATGTTGTATTTAGTGACCAACACCCAGTCGGATTTTTCATGATGTTTAATGATCTTGATCTGTGATATGGACCTAGTTAATTCGTACCTAAAATCTTCTGGTCCTACCACGGTAAGCAAGCCCCAATCGCTCAGTAATTTTGCTATGGAATTTCTACGAACCAAATCGTTTTCAGTTATATCAGTAGGTCTCCCATCTAGCTTAAACAGTTCTTTAAAGTGTACTATAGCGTATCGTCCTCTTTTGTGCAAAATATGGCACGATTGATATAGTATATTATCAGTCTTCGAAGCATACCCTATTCGGGTTAGTGATTCTCTAACTCGTAGAAAATCATCGGGTTCTGCTAGTAATATTTCAACACCACACCCTAAGAAGATATCCATCGGCAACATACAACATCCTTTAATTATAAATTATACATATATTTATAACTATTCGGATGTGCCGCCTTCAATAGTTTTAGACCTAATTCCAACCAGTTGTTCTTCTGTCAATACTAGTAATGCCTGCTTTGCCTTGCTATTAGAATATCCAAAGAATTTCTTGACACATACCAAATCATCTATCGGATTAGTTTTCTGCCAAGGTTTGAACTTGCGCTTGAGCTGCCTAACCGAATTAAATAGATATTGGTATTGCATGTCTTTATCTAGGCCATGGTGCATGTTGATCTCATTAGCATATAGAATACAATCCATATGATATGATAGTGCTCGATTAACTATAAACGGAACATACTCTTCGCGATCAATTGCATCATTTATTACACATTTTTTTGATACTAATATTGAGTGTATAATATCCTTGAACAAGTCCATTATCTAAACTCGCAATCTATCATTATTTCTGTCAAACATGCGGTTAGGTTTATTTCCATATCATTAACGAATGCTGATTGGTATTGATACTTAGCCAAAACCAACACTAATTGTGGTACAGATGGTGGTGTCAATATGTTATACAGATTGTCGTATAAAGATCTAAACACTTGAGTAGCTTCGTCAGTATTCTGAGTAACCCACTTACGACATGACCCAAAGTCGTTATTTTTAAGTGCTGATATCAGTTCATTTATTTGTATCTCACCAACATTAGCTAATATTCCTTTATCTATAGTACCAGAAACAGAATAACGCTGCAACTCATTTAATACTCTACGATTATCCGGAAAATGCTTACCAATGACTGCAGCGACAACCTCTTTACTATATGTAATATTCTCTTTGTTAAGTATATATTCAACACGCTTAAAGAATTGTGCTGCCATTTTCGCCTTGTTATTAAGCTTGAAATCTATAACAGAACATCTAGAGTGTATAGGTTCTATGATACGATTCTTGTAATTACAAGTAAATATAAACGAACAGTTCGAAGAGAATTCTTCAATTGCGCCACGTAGTGCCGGTTGTGTTGAGTTAGCATTTAAGTAGTCTGCCTCATCAATAATGATAACTTTACGTCCACCACTAAGAGAAACTGATGATGCATAATTTTTTATCTTCACTCGAAATGTATCTATACCAGATTCATCAGAACCATTGATAATAATATAATCGCAACCAACTTCCTCACATAATGCCTTGGCTATTGTAGTTTTACCAACACCAGCAGTACCTGATAATAATAAGTTCGGTATTTGTTTGTTGTTAACATATTCCTGAAAGGTATTCTTTATATCATCTGGAAGAATACATTCGTCGACTGTTTTTGGTCTGTATCGTTCACACCATAGTATTTCATTCATGTGTACACCTTATTCATAATTTAACTTAATATCATGTTAATGACAATTCTATAATCGCTGATAGCAGGACAACACGCGGAGTGTATCTGATGTGAATCAAATATAACAGCCCTACCTTTTTTTGGGGATATTGTTTGCTGTCGTGTCAATAGCCCGATTGTAGATTCATAATAATATTCATTATATAAAACAGTATCACCATCACTATCGTTTACATAGTATAACAGAGTTTTACTGTTGGTGCCAACTCCACCTATATCACTATGTGGATGTTGTAAGTGTGGACCATCCTGCTTCATTAACAAATTAGCCTTGATCCTCTGCCGAGTTTCTATAGATCCATATATATTTTCAAAACACATGGTTAATGGTTTCATATACTCACAAAATTTACTATGTGATACATCGTCCTCCATGAACATGTGTCTAAATTGTATATGATCTTTAGTAGGAACATCCGTATAATAATCGGTAATTGGTGCTCGACTTACTGAATACGGATGAATGTTCCATGGAAATTCATGTCCAGTTAGCATACCAAGGATTGAATCTTGGTATGCTATCGGTATGAAATCATCAATAATTGTTGGCTCCATAGTTAAACCATGTTGGTTATTCCCTCAAATAGTGATTCAAACTCGCCCTGTTCAGCAACATCTTCTTGGAAAGACTGTTTGTATTGAACTTTCGCTAACTTTCTTAGAATCTTCTTGGGGATCTTCAGTGTGTCAAATGCCGCATCAAGAATATCTTTCATTGCAAGTCTTTGGGCATCTTGTCTTTCCATAACAACGATCATTTCATCAATTGCACCTTTAAGTGCAATCAATTCTCCGTCGTTGAATGTTCCAAATAATGTAGTAATACTAGCCATAATTATACCTTAGATTCATTAGATTCAAAAGCAATCCAATATTGGACTTCTTCTGTAGTGTTTTTAAAATGACCAATACCTTTAAATGAGATATTAACTTCATAACTACCTGGGATCATTTTTATGTTCTCAGCCTTAAATACTACTGTATACGTACTATCACCATCAACACTGCCAACCTCGATGAAATTCGTGTGCGCTGAATCATTGTTGGCATCAAATGTGACGATTTCGATCTTCTCACCATCTGATCTAATACCAATGTGTGGAGACGATAATACCGCACATGTCTTCATTATCCACTCATAGTCAGCAGCAGTTAGTGTAAATGAACAATCAAGTGACGGTAGTATTATCTCCTTTTCGGGTGGTAATAATATCATTTCAGGTTCAGTAACTCTGTATTTGATCTTTGATCTACCAGAATTAAAGATGACATTGGTGCCATCAAATTCCAAATCAACAGAGTCTTTGAATAATGAATGCACAGATAAGAATTGAGTCAGATCATATACACAGAAATCCATCGGGAACTCGTCAGTTAGTACGGCATTAGCTAACACAGATTTTCCTGATGATATTGTGGCTATTTTACTTCCAGCCTTTACCTGGATACCTTTATTGATGGTGCTAAAGTTCTTAAGAATTGCTAATGTTTGATTCGATAATTTCATGCGTTACTCCATAATGTAAATATATATTATATCACGTATTTCTATTCTGTCAACAAATCTTTCTCTAATAAGAACATTAAATTGCAAATAGCATGTGCTAGATGGTTCTTGGATGTTTCTTCATCGAATCGTTCTCCACTTTTCCAGTCCCACAAGTGTCTCATTGCGGCATCGAAATATCTACGTTTACCATCGGGGACGTGTTTCCAGTTATCCCTATCATATTTCTGAGCACCTAGTGTTAGGATCTCTACTACTGCTTTGAATCCAATTGGTGGCACTAACCCATATTCCAACTTGTTTTGGTCGAACTTTCTACCATGTTCCGAACTCTTACATTCTATGCTGTGATCCACAGTTGAAACACCTCCAAAATTGAAACCGGCACCAGAAACATGACTAGTTCGCGTCCCTAATTCTTGTGATCCAGTTGAGGAAGCTGTTATTGATCCTGTTGGACTAGGTTCTTTACTATAATTGTAGTAATTTGGATACATTTCAACAGCATTAGTGTCGTTTGGATCATGTGCAGCCCCATTACCAGTCATATTATAGCTCCCCAACAAAATTTGCTACGGCTGGCATATCACCTTTGAAATGATATGTACCAATATGACTAGTTCGCATCCAAGGACATAACCAAATTTCGCCACCCATATTACGCCAGAATTGGCAGAACATGTAATCTTCGCTCAAATACCGCTCAGAATCTTTATCGATGATTGTGTCAAAGTATGCATGAATATATCGTGTGCCATCAAAGTTAGCTTGACCAACATGATCTGGTTTGTATCTAAGAAGTGGATATTCTTTTTCAAACTTAGGGAATACTGTTCTATTGATCAACATAAACCCAGTACCAATTTCCAATACTTCTAACGGTTCAGTTACCGAAAATTGATCAGTACCTTTTACTGGATTGAATACATAGTCACCAACAACATTCTCTAGGTCGTTTGCGTCTATGTTTGGATTTTTAGTTAGTGCAGTTTTTACCGATTTCCATTTAATGGCTTTCTTTGGATATGGGGCACCAATAACATCTTTATCTAATGCTAATAATGTGATAACATCTTTTGGATCAAAATGAATGTCTGAATCCAAGAACAATAAATGCGTGCACTCTGATCTATGTACAAACTCATCCACAAGATAGTTGCGTGCCCTAGTAATCAAACTTTCATTAAACAGGAACGAGAACTTAATTTCGATACCATATTGCATACAGAGACCTTGCAGATCTAGGCAAGACTTCATATACAAACCGTGGTTAAGACCTCCAAACATTGGCGTGGCAACGAACAAACTTTTCTTTTGTAATTCTTCTTTTTTAATTGATATTTCCATAATATAATTCTCGTTTCGTTATTGTTAAAGGTATATTATACTACATTTTATATGAGTTGTCAAATGGTCTTTATAAAAACTGATTGACCACAATCATATACTCTTCTCCATCCGTTTATAGATGTGTTTTCTCTTTCACTCAAATTAGCGTCGAAGTTTGGAAACACCTTGCTTAGTTTATGTTTCTGGAAATCTTGACGTGTTTTTATAACGTTACTCTTATAATAAACATATCCAGGTTTAGAGTTGTGTGAGAATACAAACCCAGATCTTTCATACACAGAGCCATTAAACAATCTCATATCGGCAAAGGTTTGTAATGATTGTATGTCATATGATGTCAATACACAGTTCAGCAGTTTATCAAAACCCCCTATTACTGTGATGTTTAATTTGTTGGCAAATCTCAATAACTCATGTGAACATTTTTTATCAAATCTACTTTTGCCTAGTCCCATCACACAAACTAACTTTCCTCCATACATAAGACCTTTTCTAATAGAGGAGTTAACGTTACCTTGTAGATGATTAGTGTTTAAGAAGTTTTTGTAATCTTTAGATGTGACGTCAATAATAGAACATTTTCTGGCAAACACCCTTTCTGTATTTCCTATCTTGGATGATATTATAGATTTGATTATATCTTTTTTAGTATTCCATTCATGATCCCATATCTGAACAAGAGTTATACCTTCGTTCTTACATAGATCATGTTTATCTAGGTGTCTCTTACTATCTTCTGCGTGCCAATACATACCATTATATTCGATACCTAAATTTATATCAGGCAAATATATATCAATCTCTTTAGGCCCTATTGCAACTCTATCGTTCTGAAGTATTCTTCCGTTGTATATAGAAGAAATATACTCGAATACTTCATTTTGAGACTTAGAGTGAGTAGAATAGAATGAGTTCATTTCTATGTTATATTTTTCGAAGTATAGATAAACTGTTCTATATGTACATCCAAGCTCTTCTGATATAGTGGTTACTGACTTAGTGCTGTTCTCTTTTATCAGCCAATCTTTATCTCTCAGTTGAGGGTAAAGGATTTCTTTATTGTATTGGATTTTGTTGATAATACCGCGATCTTGTGCTGAAAATTCCACCCTATATCTCTCTAGGCACGTTTGTTTAGATTTATCTTGGTTATTATAATTTGGGTCTCCGTATCGGTCTAATTTAGTCTCGAATGTCTTATCTATCATATTTTGAGACTGTGTTGTATATTCTACACCATACCTCTCTAGGTTAGTAGCACGCATTTTTTCTGTTATCTTATCATAGTCTCTATTAGTGTGTATCTTGATATTTCTGTCTGCGCATTGTGTAGAGCAATATGTTGAACAATAGGTATAATACCCATTTTTATAATTATTAAAGTTGCAAAATTTACCACAGCTTTTGCACAATTTTCTATTAGATATCCCATTAACAACGACATATAATCTTTCTGCAAATGATGGTGAGTATTCATCAAGGAAGCTAGTTAAATAATTTATCTGTTTAAATTCTGAATGATAGTTTCGTATTGACCACCAAAGTTCCGCACATGAACGATTGTTAAGATTGTTGGTTTTTGTTAAACAGTGTTCCTCGATAAATTTTTTCATTTAACTTGCACGCATACCACATCGTTTCAGCATTTTTTTCTGTTTTTTTATTGCTCTCTCTATTGATAGAGGTTTAGCATGATTAATGAACATAATCCCATTAAGATTATCTAGTTGTTGCTGAAATATCCTTGCAGACAGTCCACCAAAGAATTGCTGATGCACTATACCATTAAAGTCTTGATATTCAACTTCAATTGAGATGGGACGTTTCACTTTTAGCTCTAGGAATGGTATTGTTAATGTATTCTCTGCCAATTTAATGGTCGTTTCTGATATAGTGACTATATTTGGATTAAAGAATGCCACATATTCGTCGCCAGACCCCATAACAAAAACTCTATGTGGAAACCCACACTGGTTGGCTGATAGTCCTAGACCATTATGTTTTTTACATGTATCGACCAGTGTTGATGCAAATAGATTTGCATCAGTCCCAAAAAGTTCAAAATTAAAATCATTCAATGGTGTAGTGTTAAGTGGTCCATATATCAACTCAAACACATCAGGAGTTTTTGCTGATAGTGGTTTAGCTAGTTCTTCTGTATTAAATGTTATTACATCACTCATGTGTTTATCCTATAGTTTAGCTATTCGTGAGAAATTCCCACTCTTTTCAAATTTTATTACTGATCTAAATCGATCAAATAAATGATCACCACGATGACTAATCACGAATAGATTTGTGTCGTCATCAAATTCTTCAAATATTTTAAACAGATTATCTATAGAAGCATCATCCATAGAAGAATCTAGTATCTCATCCATTATCAATATATTAGTATTGGTTGAGTTCTTCATCTTAGCAACTTGTCGCCATGTTAGCAATAAGCTTAGGTCTATCTTAGTTTTCTCACCTTCCGAGAAGTTAGTATACTTGAAATCATCGCGATGTCTAGACTTAATGGTTTCATCAAAGTTTTCGTCTATATTGAAGTTCACGAAGAAATCCATTGCCGACAAGTACTTGTTGATTAGCTTGTTCATTACTGGTAGATATTGCTTTACTATTCTAGTCTTGATGCCTGTATCTTTCAGTAGATTAGATGCGTATTCATAGTATTGCTTCTCGTTGGATAGTCTTTCTTGTTCGGTCATGATCTTTTGCAGATGTTCTACCATCTCAATAAGAGATCCGTTATCATTTTCTATAGTGTCTTTACGAACAGATAACAATTCAATTTCACGGTTTATCTTAGATATGTACTGATTCATTGCTGATATTGTAGAATTATTACTAACTATTTCATTGTTGTGTTGAGTAATCTGTTTGTTAATTCCTTGTATTTCAGCAAGTCTTTCGTTCAATCGTTTTATTTCGGAAGATATCTCATTAACACCTTTGTTGATTTGTACTAGTTTAGTAGTCTTTTCAGTAACTTGGCTAGTTTTAAAGTCAACATCCAGCACTTGTCTACACGTTGGGCAGTCATCGTTCTGATGATAAAACGCAATATCTTTATTGATTAAATCAATACTAGACTCTAGTTTAGCCTCCATTTGTATCATCTTTCTAGATTTCGTTTCTACAGAAAGTTTATCATCTATCTTTTTCTGTAGAGTTTCTATGTGCTGTTGTATTAATACACCATCAGCAAGTAGACGTTCATTCTGTAGTTTAGAAGTTTCAATTTCGCCCAGCTTTCTAGCAACTTCTTCATCATTGTGCTTTTTATGTTCATCTATGTTCTTCTTCTGTAGTTTTATCTTTTCTGCTGTTATGTTCAACTCATACTTGTTGTTGGACGATTCATCTTTAATGGTGGATAACTTTTCCTTTACCAATGAATTCATAGATGAGAATATTTGTATATCCAATAGGTCTTCAATGATAGCACGTCTATCAGCAGCTGATAATTGCATGAATGGTACAAAAGACGCTGAACCCAATATTACCACTTGTGTGAATGATTTGAAGTTCAGTTTCAGAATAACTTTCTCTAGATAATCCTGATAATCTTTGGCCTTGGCGTCCTGGTTTATCATAACACCTCCACAATATATTTCGAATATATTGGGTTTAATGCCTCGGATTATCTTATATTCTTTGGTGCCTATAACAAATTCAACCTCCACTACACCATTAGAAGCATTAACACTGTTTAGCAGATTGCCTTTATTGATCTTTCTGAACGGTTTCCCGAACAGAACGAAACATAATGCATCCAGCATAGTACTTTTTCCAGATCCATTAAATCCAATTATGAGGGTGTTCTTACTAGAATTAAGCTTTATTTCTGTAAACACATTACCGGTGCTTAATATATTTTTATATCTCAGGACTTTAAAAATAATCATACACGTTCACTATTCAATGCTTCGACATATATTTCATGCAAGATACCCTTCAACCTAGAGTTGTCGATGTTATCTTCTTGTACAGAATCAACAAACTTGTTCAGTATTTGCAAAGTGTCTTCTGATTGAGTTATTATATCATCACTACCGTTCTCAGTCAAGTCTATAATATCTTCGATGATAGTAACATCAATGGGATTAACACTATATAGATTATCCATAAATGTATCAAATAGGTGGGGATTTATCTTGTTTAGTACAACAACCTTGACGTATTTGTTAGTGTATTGTGATAATTCCTGTAATCGTTTCGGTAGATATGTTTTAGCCTTGATGTCATTGTATGTGATCTTAAAGAACATATCATTAGGGTTTGGTACAAATTCTAGTTCAAAATTCTGAACATCGTACAAGTGGAACCCGCGAACATCCTCATAATCTGACCACGTTAATTGGTACGGATTGCCGAGGTAATATATGCTATCAGCACTAGATCTGTGGTGATAGTGTCCAGAGAATGTGTTCATGAACTTTCTGAACATTGATCGCTCTAATCCATCATGTGCGGCCATACCTCTATACATAGAGAATCCCGCTATCTCGAAGTGTCCCATACAGATTAGTGCTTTGGTATTATTGATCTCATCCAGACATTCTTGATAATTATCTGCACATATCCAAGGGATCATACAGATAGATACTCCATTAACAATAATGGTCTGTGGGGAATCTATTACATTCACATTTGGATATTCATTCAATAGTAGATCAACCGAATTAATGTTGTTACTATTCTTATGGAACGTATCGTGGTTACCTGCCAGCATGTGTACTTTAATATTCAATGATTGTAGTTTATCAAATAACATTTCCTTTGATCTCTTTAGTGTTAAGAAGTTTACATACTTACGCCTATCAAATGTATCACCAAGTATTAGTAGTGTATTGATATTGTTAGCCACTAGTGACGGAAAGAAAGTTCCGTCGTAGAATTTTTCATAGAAGTCTAGAAATGTAATACTATCATTCCTGGCACCGAAATGTTGATCCGTTATAATTGCTACTCTCATAACACCTCCAATTACATAAATTGTTCCAAACCTTTTGGCTTCTTAACAACATCCTTTCTGGCGACTAGTAACGTCTCGAATGTTTCTATAAATGATGCAAGATTATCATATATTTCAAATTGCACTCCATTATCACCAAACCCCATTAACTCATACTCATCATCTACGCCCACTTTAGTCGCAGATTTATACTTAGTATACTGGTATATTTTCTCTTTATGTATTCTCCGAAGGAACGCATAATATATGATTTGTGTAAAATATGCGAATGGATTTTGTGTCTTTTCCGGATTGAAATTCTTATAATACATGAGACAGTTCTCTATACCATCGGAGATCATATCTTCTCTATATGTGTAGTTCATGAAGTTAGGTTTATGCGATAGACCTTCTGCGATCTTGACAAAACACTCTGCAATGTACATTGGAATTTTGGGTGGAACACTATCCATTTCTATAGCTTTCTTGTTTGCATCAGCATGTTCTACTAATGCGTTTAAGAAATCTACATTATTTACGTAGTTCTTAGGTTTCTTTACTTTCATAAGGCTCCAGTAATAAAAAAACTTGACAAGTATAGTCAAGTGGGTGTATAATGCTTTACCACTAGAACATGTGCTAGATAAGTTTCTAACACAAGATACTAATACCATAGTGGAACATCAGGAGTGAAACGACTGACCGCGAAGCGGTGTATAGCACAGGTGTTAATACAGG